TAACTCCTGCTTGTTCAGCTTCTCTAAGTGAGTTTAATTGATTTTTGTCTAATGAAGAAAAATCAATTTCATTTTTATCTATTTTTTGTTGTAACTTTAAAAGTTGTTCCTTCATTTTTCAACTCTGTCTTCTAAAATTCCATAAAAATTATTTAATAAATTATTAGTAACCTCTTCTTTATTAGCAGTTATTTTAGTTTGTTGTGCTGCTTGACCTAAGTCTCGAGATAACCTATAAGCACCTGCTGCTTGCACACCTGGTAAATATACTAAATGTTCAATAGAAGAATCTCTACCACCATAAGCTTTGTAGTTTTGTATTGCAGTTCTAGATTTACCTATTAAATCAGATTTTAAAACTTTATAAGTATTTTCTATTTCTCTACTACTACCTATAAATTTAAATAATTGAGTTCTTTTTCCTGCATCTTCAACGTCAGCAACTGTAAGTCTGTCTTCACCTTTGTTAGCATTAGCTAAAATATATTTCATTCTTTGTTCAATAACTAATAATTGAGCTACTTGTTCTGCTGTTTCATCAAGATTGTATTTATCCTGTCCTGTAAAATCAATATATTTTGATATTATTTTATTTCTGTTTTTATTAGTTTTATCTCTTAACTGAGCTGCTATTTCTTGTGCTTCACTCATGTCTTCTCTGAACATTTTTTGTACTTTTAAATTTTCTTGTCTGTAATCTTCAGCATCCTTAAATCTAGTAACTCCTGTTGGCTCTGTAGTTTGATACAATTGAATAGCTTTCATTATATTTGAATCTACATTTGGATTTCTAGCATCATATTGTCCTCCAGCTACTGCATCATTTCCTGAACCTTGGAACAAAGTTGCAGACACATCTTCTGTAAAACTTGAAAAATTAGTTATTGCTCGTGCCATAGTCGCTTGAAAACCAGGTTTTACTTTTTTGCCAGTACCATCATCTTTATACAAACTTAAAACTATGTCGGCATACCTTATACCTTCATTAATAGAGGCAAGATTTCCTCTTGCTGTTCTAATTCCTTTTTTGTCTCTATCTTCGGTAATATCTCTACCTCTTTCATATTCATCGAATAATTCTGGATTACTTAAAACATCAACTACTTGACCATTTATTAAGAGCTTTGGTTTCCCATCATCTTTACCAATATGATAAAGTTTATTAACTAAATTTCCAATACCATTTGGATCGTCAAATTGTCTTAGCTGTGTTTTGCCAGATAAATTACCTGCCTCATTAAGTGCTTTTTGTGTAAGTCTTTCTTGTTCAGCATTGTGCTTCATCATTTCTAATTGAAAATTAATAAATTGACTATCTAAGGCAACATTAGCATTTTCTAATCTTTGTGCTTGTTGTATAGATAATTCAAGCGCAGTTAACTCTGCTCTATTTAAATTTTCTGTAGCTGCTTTTTCATATTGCATATACTGTTGAGCTAAAGCTTGATTTTCTGATTTTTCAGAAGCAGCAATAGCTTGTAAATCATTAGCAAAAGGCATACTAGCTTTTGCAACAGCATCTAATGCACCAGCTAGACCTGATTGGTTTGAGGTTCCTTGCATCAAACTTAAACCCCATTTCATCATTGTTACATTTTTAAGATTTTCATCTCCATCTCCAACTCTTTCATCATATTGTTTTTTATACTCTTCAAAAGATTTTATTTTAGAAGCGTTTGCTACTATTTTCTCTTGATAAGCTTTTATAGCTGCGTCTGATTTTGCATAATCTGTTTTTTTAATTCTAAGTTTTTCAAATAAACTACCTACATCTCCAAATTCTACACCAGCATATCTAGGTTTTATTATACTTTTTTTAGCTGCTTTGTCTGCTTCAGTCAAAGTATTTTCTAGAGATGGTCCATCATTAGATTCAGGATCAATAGTTGGTCTTGGGTCGTCTTCTTTTGCTTTTTTACTGGTTTCATTTAACTCTTTTTCTAATTTATTAGATAAAGGAGGATCGGAATCAATTATATTTTCTTGTTCTTTTGTTGGCTGAGCTGGTTGTTTTTCAGCTGCATCAGCCACAGCCTTTTTTAATAAATTTATAGTGTTTTGTGAAGCTCCTTTTCCATTTGGAAATTGTCTGTTAAATGCTTGTAATATTTTTAATTGTGCATCACTTAAATTACCTGCCTGTTGCAAAGATTTAATAACTTCATTTGATTCTTCTAGTTTTGGTTCTGGGCCAATATCTATTTCTCTAGGTCCACCTAACAGCACATCTCCTGCAAATGCTGGTATTTGTGCTTGTCCAATTCTTTTACCAAAATCTGTAATTGGTGGTACACCAGTTCTATTTTTTGCAGCTCTTGCCATTTGTAAACCTCTTTTACCAAACTGAAAAGCACCTAAACCATACGTAGCACCTATAGCTTTATCAAATAAAGTTGCTTCAGGGTCTGTAAAAGAATCTACCGCAGCTACACCTTCAACTCCCCCTAAGCCTAAATTAATTGCAGCTTCTCTACCTAAAGAAGACCTTGTTCTTGTTCCTGGTCCAACACCAGGAAATTTTTGTTCTACTTGAGTGCCTATTCCAGGTGTTTGACGAATTTTATCCATACCTCTTCCTGCACCTTTTCTTATTGCACCTAAACCTCTTCCAAGATATGGAGCAGTAGCACGTACTGCTGTAGGTAAAAATCTAGCTAAAGCTCCTAATCCTAATAAAGGTAAAGCCATTACACTCTTTCCATGTTTACATCTAACTGGCTATAATCTACCATCATATATCCATACTTACTTCTTGATACTGCTGATGGTTTTACTTTCTCTATCTCTTGAGCCATGACACCTGTATACTTTTGTGGTGACCAAGTGTATTCAAACTCATAAATGTTGTAACCAGATTTAGATACAGATTTGTGTTTAATTTTTTTCTTTAATCTTCTGTCTGATGTTTGACCAGCAGTTCCAGTTTTTTGACCTGGTTGCATCATTTGATATGCACTATAAGCCGTGACTCCTGTTCCAAGAGCCTGAGCAAATGGGTTTGTTCCTGGACCTGTTGTTTGTGTGATAGTTGATGCAGCAGTTGGTAATGTGGTCATAATACCTTTTGCAAACTCCATTCTTTGGAATGGTTCATATTGTCTAGCTACTTCAGTTTGTCTTTGAGCAGCTAAAGCTCTATCTGCTATTTGTCTTTGTAGTCCACCAGCTTGACCTAGTTGAGCTATATCAGCTTGTTGCATTGCTTGTTGTTGAGCTCCAGCTCCAAGTAATTTACTACCTGTACTTAGTGCAGCATCTGTTTGAAACTTTTGTTGTGCTTGTGCTGCACCAAGAGCTGTTTGAAAACCACTTGCCTGTAATTGACCAATAGTTCCTAATCTTCTATTTTCTAATTCTGCTTGAGCCACACCTTCTCTACCTCCACCAAATGCGCCAGATTGTATAGCTTGTGCACTTAATTGATTTTCTTTCATAGCTGCTTGTCTATTAACTTCATCTACAACATACCTTTGATAAGGATTCATAAAAGCATCAATATCAGGTTGTTGTGCAGCTAAAAGATTACCACTTAATATAGATGCAATACCAGCTGTTGAAGTATTTTGTCCTTGTCCTGTTTGACCTGCCATTTGAAAAGCTTGTTGTTCTAAAGGTGCAGGACCAGCTACTTGATATTCTGGTACCTCTAAAGGTTGTTTAGCTAATTGAATTGCTTCATCATAAAGAGCAAGTTTTCTAGCCTCTATTCCAGGAGCTTCTCTTTGAATTGATGTTTGTGTTCCAGAAGCACTCTGTGCTGGTGCTGGTGCTGGAGAGCTACCTCCTCCGAATAAATTCATTTAATATCCTTTCTCATCAAAACACATTGTTTTTTAAAACCAGGTAAAACTTTTAACCATCCTTCTCTACCTAAAATATCTATTGCATTGAAATGTCTAGTTCTTGCAAAATCTTCAATATCAGTAAATATTTTTTTCATATCTTCCATATCACCACCACCTAAAGCAATTCTTAAAGTATTTTTTATTTTGATACAAACTGCTGCACTTTTGTTTTTGGTAAATAAAAAGCATGAATGTCCTTTAATTCCTTTTTCTAGATCTTCTTTTGTGAACCCTTCTCCCATTCTAGCAGCAGGTTCTAAAACTGCCCATATATCATCTGTTAAAACCATTAGGTCACCAGATCATATATTCTCTTCAATTGGTCTTGTTGTCCGTAAAAAAACTTTGCACCTTTTGCTCTCATTTCTTTAAAATCTTTTGGGTCAGCTCCTTGCATAATACCAGCTCCTAATATTGCATCAGCACGACTTACAAACTCACCATCTGCTAGTTGTGCTAACATTGTATCTTTGTCTTTATCTGCTATATCTGTAGCATCTTCTATGTAGCCTTCTGCTCTAACATAGTTATTTGTATCTTTTTCATCATGGTCTAACTTACTAGGTAAATAACTTACACCCCCTTCTTTATAAGAAGGTATATTTTCAACAATACCACCTTTAGCATAAGAATATACTTCGTTAGGTTGATTGTAATTGTATAAATCTGCTGTTTGTTGTGGTGATCCGTAATCAAATCTTTGTCCTAAACCTTCTACGTTTTCTCTTTGCTTTAAATATTCAGCATCGTATTCACTTTCGTTAAATAAATCTCCTACTGGTTTTGGTTCAAATGGTTTTGGTGTCATGGCTAAACCAGCAACACCTGCTCCTAAGGCTACTTTACTACCAACAGACAATCCTTTTAAAGTAGGAGCTAAACCAACACTAGCTGGACCAACACCTGCTGCGGTTGGAGGACCTGCGGCAGCAATACCTGATAGACCACCTCCAAAAGTAGCTGGCATTGCATAGCCTGCACCAGTTCCTAGTGCTGCACCCATAAGTGCACTCTTTAACATATCTCTATTTGATCCACCTTGTGACTTTGAATATAAAGCACCTAACCCTGCACCTATTGCCATTGCTAAAACTGGAAACGCCATATAAAACTCCTATAGTATTTATACCTATAGTCTAACTGTTTTTATCTTGTCTATCAAGACCTACAGGTATCATTTCGTCTATTAGTCTGCCAGTAAACTGATATTCACCAACATGTGTAATATATTCTGTTACTAAAGCATAACATTTACCACCTATATTAGTCCATAACCTAGAAAAAGCAAAGTCTTCACCATAGTATATTTTCTCTTTTTCATCGTAAAAAGTGTCAAAAAAGTTATATAAATTAGGTTTTAATGTCTTGACATCATCTATAACTGTTTCTTGTTTAATTGTTTTTTCTGGATAAGCTTTAATCATTTTGTCTAAAGCTTCTCTTTTTAATAACATACAACCTGTTGGAGAAAAGTTTAACTCAATCATTTCATCTACAAAGTTTATATCATCTTCTTCATCTTTTATTTTAACAGGAAACATATTACCACTTGTTCTAGCTTGTAGTTCATCCATATTTTGCATATCTTTGTTTTTCTTAAAAACCTTGTCCCATTGTATTATTTTCATAGGATAAGGTATGCTTATGATATCAACATCTTTTTCAATCATTTTAAATATAGAATCTGAATAAAACAAAATGTCACTATCTATAAATAATAAGTGCGTAAAATCAGAACTTAAAAAATGTGATACGCATAAATTACGGCCAGCTGTTACTAAAGAAGATTTCATCAACTGTACTTGAAACAAAACACCTTTTTCAAAACAAGCTGTTTGTAGTTTTATAATAGACTGCATATAGTGAATAGAAACATTACTATGAACAGGAGTAGCTACAAATAATTTAACGTCTTTCATTTACAATACCTTGTAAAAAATTAGTCCATTCTATTTTTTTCTTATCCCAACTATAAAATCTTTTTACAAAGTCTTGTTGCATTTGTAAATGCTTAAACACCTCTGGCTCATGAATCGTGGATACTGCATGTCGAATAGCATCAGCAAATAACGTGGATAGTCTACGATAGTCTTTATTGTAAGTAACATAAGCAGGAAACTCGGAACAAGTTTCATATAAAGCTCCGTAGTTTGTTACAATACAATACAATCCAGCAGCCATTGCTTCAAGAGCTGCATTACAACTTGTCTCCTCCCATATACTTGGATAAGCAAACATATGATAACGATACATATACTTTTGTATAAACGAATGTTCTCTATAGCCTATGTAATTAACATTTTCTAAATTTCTTGCTTGTTCATATAAAGGTTCATAGGTAGCTTCATTCTGTTCTGCAAAGTCTTCTCCGTATATCTTACAACTACTAAACACATCCACATGAACATTACAATCTTTTAATTGTTGCATAGCACCTAATAATACATTTAAACCTCTCCAAGGTGTTACATGAAATAACATGCGAACCATATTACCTTCTTTAAATTCAGTTCTTACAGGAAAGTTGTTGACACCATTTTTTATTACATGACATCTGTCAGTTGGTATATCAAAACGATACCGATACTTTTCATAATTCCAATGACTATTGAAAACATACCAGTCATATTTATTGTGGTTAGTTTTATCTTCAAACCAAGGATATATGTTTGGTTGATCGTGACTATTCTTTTGCCATAGTATATTTATTTTATCTTTGCTTAAATCTGCTTTACCAGGAATAGATGTGCATATTTGAAATTTATTAAGTAAAGCATTATCAACATAGTGAGATAAAAAATGTTCTTGTATCTCTGTTCCACCCATAGGCCTCATAGTAATTAGGTCTCGTCTTTAGTTTTACTTACTAAAGATAAAACCTCTGGAGGCACTATAATATTCACATCACAGGCTATATCTTCTTGTTTTGTATCTGTATTTGGATTGTCTACATCGTGTTGAGCATCTTCTTTAGTCTTATAAACTGTATTAGTTTTTTTGTTTCTGTAAGTCTCTTGACTTTCGCATTGTATAGTTTTCATATAAATAATATCCTATAAATACTAGAATAAATCAAGTGTTAACTAAACCAAGATACAATACTATATCTAGTTCCAGAGATGACTGGCTCAACAGAATGAGGATACATAAAATTACTAGGAAACATAATTAAATCTCCTTTATTTAAATCTACCTTACTATATGGTTTATAATTATGTGGATAATAAAACATTAATTCCCCACCTTCATAGTCTTTGTTTAAGTTTATTATAAAAGAAATGTGTCTGTTTACTTTATAGTAAGCATCTATATGCCTTTTATAAAAATTACCTTTAACATATTTAAGTAAATTTATTGACTCTAATTTCATTTCTTGATGCAAAGAGGGAAACATTTTTTGATAATGTTTTAAAGCTTTTTGGCAACATTCAAATATAATTTTTTTATATAACATATCTTGGTCTTTTCTTTCATCAAGACCATAGTTATACACATTACGATATGCAGTATCTTCTACTTCTTTATTATTACTTAACAAAGTAGCTTTTTGCTTACAAGACAGCTCTATGTATTCTGATAAGTTTTCACAAAATTTATCATCTAAAGCTTTTTCTATTTTAAATATTGCAGAACTAATACTATCCATTTTCTTGAGAACGATCAATTAAAGCATAGCTTATTAGACCTTGTATTTTATTACTTCCTGTAGCTGCTTGGACAGTAATAGCATCTCCTGCTTCTAAATTTAAACCTTGAGGTGAGGCGTTTACCTGCGATTTAGCCGCTACATCATCTCTAAAAAATTCATACTCAGTATTAGAATCTGATGAATCAACAAAATTCATATTAACTAATATAGCTGATGACGCATCATTGTTAGCTAAATAAATACTTTTGATTATTACTGTTCCACTAGCAGGACATGTAAATACTGTAGTTTTACTTGTATCCGTCTGTTTAAAACCTTGATTTTTATATTGTATTGTCATGATAAAAAATACTCAAAAGCTTGTTGATCATTTTTAATTTCTTGTTGATAACTAAAATTTAATTTTTGTATTATTTGAGTAAGAGCTAAATTAATTAATCTTTGATTTTCTATATTATACTCTTCTTTTGGTTCTGGTATAAAAGTATTTATTTTAGCCACGTTTCTTACCTTTCTTTTTTTCAGGTTCTTTTCTAATAGCTCTATATATTATATCAGGTGGTGCCATAAAATAACAGAACTCTTTTATTGTCAATAACTTAAATGATTTTTGTTTATGTAATCCCCATTTAAAATCTTTAGCATTTTTTTCTATCATCTCTGAATAGAATTTGTATTGTTGAGGCCATTCATTTTTTGTAAACTTCCATATTTTTTTGGCATCTAAAACAATAGCATATGGATTTGATGTGTGGTCGCTTTTCCAGATGTTTTCATCATCAAGACTTACAATATTTTTTATATCCATACATTAACGCCTACCATCAGGTTGCACATCAGCTCTAAAAGTACCATACCTCCAATCCTCGTCAGTAGTAATATTTTCTATTTTTAAATTTACAGCTCTAGCTCTAGCTCTAGTATCTACTTTTTGAGTTGAGGAGTTAACAGTAAATGGTCCTAAAGTGCTACTGGCTTCCGTGTCACTTGGAAAGTCTTTGAGGTTTATAGTAACTTTTGCATTACCATTTAAAGCTCTAAAGTCAGGAACAAATCTTCTTATTTTCATAAAAAATTCACCAGTTGAAACCACACCATCCCCTTGACCTTGTACTTCAAAATCTCCACTTTGTATGGTGCCAACTATTGCAGTTTTAGTGCCATCGGAATTTACTTGGTTATTACCTTTTTCATGAGCATATAAAGTTGTAGCTCCATTTGTAGCTGTTGCACCTTGTATAATTGGAAACGATGGTATAGCTGTTGTATTATAATCTGTTGCATAAGGGTTATCAAAAATAGTTTTATCATAATATGTTGTTCTAGCTAAAGAACCTATTGTCCATAAACCCTCTGCATAATTATAAGTTACTACCCTGTCAATTTGTGTAGTTGTAGATTTTGGATAAAACCAATTTATTTCACTAAACAAAGAATTATAACCAGCATAAACAACATCTGCTGCATCAAAATTTATACCTAAATCATCTGTGTCTTGTGTTGTAAAAACAAAGTCTTCAACAGAACAAGGTATTTTTTTTACTGTACCATCAAACAAATAAAAACCTCCTGCTCTTCCCATCCAGTACACTACACCATTTACAGCAACCATTGCATGTTGTGATATTAAACCACAGTTAGCTCCAACTTGTTGTATACCGAATGTAAAAGGTGGACCTACAAATTGCATTGTATAAGCAGATGTATCGGTAAGTATTAAAATAAAACTACCAGCATTTACTGCACCTACTATTTTTGTACCACTATCTATTCTAAAAGTTCCTGCTGTATTTACAGATGTTGGTGTGTAATCAGAAAAGTTTTCTTGATCTGCAAAACGAATAAACATTTTATCTTGAGAACTTGTTCCTACAGTAGTTTCAGTGCCTAAATGTATTAAATGTCTATCTCTGTCAGATACTACAGTCATCACACTTTGAATTGGTGCGTTTGTTATGACTGTAGCTCTTGTTGACAGAGCCGAGGCACTGCTCGGGTTCCATTGAAAAGTCTTATTATTTTTTACAGTCGCAACTAATATTTGCCCAAAGTTATCTAATGACCAGTTACCTGGTTCTAATGTTACTTCACCAGTAGGTGAAGCATCACCCCATCCAGTAAAGCTAGAGGCCTCTTGTACCACAGCACCATCACTATGAGCAGACCTAGTAGAGCCAGAAGCTCCTCTTACTATTCCTGTAACAGTGCTACCTGCTACACCCGTATAAGTTATTAATTCTTCACCAACTTTTAATGTACCACCATCACTACTAAAACCAGATACAGACGTTAAAGTAATTGCAGTACCTGAGCCACTTGTTCCATTAGCATCATCTAATAAAGCACCATTTAAAGTTGTGCTTGTTATACTTACATTTGACCCACCATAAAGACCTGTACCAAAACCATAACCAGTTACTTGTACTGCATCACCAACTTTAAAATATGGAGATAAAGTAACACTTCCTCCAGCACTAAAACCAGCACCTGATTCTACTTTACCTGCTGTCACAGTAAAACTATCAGAAGTTCTTGTTATTACTTCAAAAGTGTTTTGCGTAAAATCTGCACTTACAAAACCTGTACCAGAACCAGGTAAGGTTACACTTGCAAATAAAAACAAATCACCTACCTCTAAACCATGTGATGCTTTATTTACAGTAACTGTTGCAGAATTATTGGTAGTTGTTAAAGTACATGATGTTATGTTTGTATCTAAAGGTGAGATATCATAAAAGGCACCATCATGGTATAAAAATAAGCCTTTGTTTGTTCCTATGACTATATATCTTTTGCCAAGTAAATCACTCCATATGTGTGTGTCTCTTGCAACACCTACTAAAGTATTTAATGTAGTTTGTTCCCAACCGCCTATTTTTTCTGGATAACCATAACGAAAACGAACATTGTCGCAATCAATCCATTTTCCTTGTGCACCTGTCGGTGTTACTTGTTTGTTTATACCTCCAGCAATACGGATTTCACTAAGCATATCATTATCTTATATAAGCAGTTACTGTAGTATCGGATGTCCACCTATTTAGCCTATTCATAGTTTTTAAAGTACCATCACTATTCATTTCATCTGTATGCAATGCTATAAATTCTGTCATATCTTTAGCATTAGTTATTGCAGTAACAATATCATCAGCATCTTTTTGTATGGCTGCAACATAAGTTTTTACTGCATCTGGTATAGCTTTAGAACTATCATATATATTTCTTTCAACCAACCAACTAAACCTAGATATAAGGTCATGAGCCATTTTATTTGTATTGTTTTTAGCTATAGTTTTTAATCCTGTATTTATTAATTTTTCACCTTCTGGATTAATAATATTTTTACCAGCCTCATCTTTAGCCTCACTATCATCAAGAGGTCTATCTGTTATTGTATATTTTGTTGTAACTTTTTTATTACTTGCATCAAATGTATAAATAGGCTCAGATGTAATTTGAAACCTATTATCACCTTTTGTTCCACTGTCCTCTACTTGATATATACCTATTGCATTTAATTCTGACCAACTCCAAGCACCAAAAATAGTTCTTGGATGTCTTACATCGTCTACTACAATAGAACGAGCAACTTTAATTATTTCTGTTACTTCATTTTTACTGTTTACTAAAGCCCACATTTTATAATCTCCTTTTGTTAAAATCCGTTACTATACTTCGCTGGAACATCTGCCCACGCCATATATAAATATGTTTTACCACTTGCATCTAAATTAGTATTGTTATTTCTATGTTTAAAACCATTACCTAATATTTGTATATCATAGTTTCCAGACCAAGCTGCACCAGTATCAAACCAACCACCAGAAAATGTTGCTTTATTAAATTTTTGATGTGTAGTATTAAAATTTGCCCAACCATAAGTTGTAGAAGCTTCGTTTATTTTTTTACAAACTACTAATTTTGGACGAAAACCTAAATCGATGTATCTGCCATTTTGAGAACCTGAACCAGTATAGGTTCCAAAGGAACTATAGCCAGGAACTGAATGCCAACAATACGATACATAATTAGTGCTTCCTCCACCTATTCCATCTATACCATTAATATAAAAAACACTACTCGTAGGAGCCACTAAATTACCATACCCTGTAAATTCAGTTTGACCAGCAGTAGTATTTAATTGCATTAAGTAATTAGGACCTGTAAAAAAAGAAGATTGAGTCCACCATCCTGCGGTCGTATTTCTTCCTTTGTGTATTACTATTTCAGGAGCAGAATTTAAACCATGTCCAACTGTGGATTGACCATTAGAACTACCGATTCCTGAATAAGTACATATGCTAAACCCAGCTTTAGGATTTGCAGATACAGAAGCTGTTGTATCGCCATCATTATTAGTAACATTTGTTCCTTCATTTGCTCTCCAACAATACGCATTATAAACTGTACCATTAGTGTTGAAATCTGAACCAGAACTAGAAGTCAAAGTAAATCCATTAGAAACATACCCAGTCAAAGCAACATAAGCACCAGTTGATTCTTGGTCTGAACCATCAAGTTTTAAAGATTTTGTTGAACTAGCTGTTCCTCCTCTTACTGTATCAACAACAGTCCAAGAATTACTTGATGAAGGTATTTTAAAAAACAATAGGTCAGGTTTAAAACCAATGTCGACAGTTTGTGAACTATTATTACCTGTCCATTGAGCAACTGTAAATTGTTTTGTTGGGTGATTATCGTCTGTAAGATTAGGGTCTATGTCTGCACTAACACTTTTGTTCCCACTGCAACACGCAAGGAAGCCAGAAGGCACCGAGTAATAAAATTCACCGAAGCCATTTTCATCTGTATTTGTTTGTGCGGTCAAATCTCCAGAAAAAGTACTGTCCTGTCCAAAATTGGCTCTAGCTTCTGCTGTATTTGTACCACCACCACTACCCAACCAAGGATATAATCTACCAGTTGAAGGTATAGTATAAGTAGAACTAAAGCTACCATCATCTAATGCCCAACTAATAGTATGGTTAACTCTATCAACTTTTACTCTTATATTATTAGGAGGACTTCTAAATTGCCCAGGACCAGACCCTGAACTACTGTCACTATTTAAATACACATTATTATTATAATTTTCAAAACCATATGAACCACTACTAGCAACTTGACCACCACCTCTATTACCACTTAAATCAGTTGTATCTTTACATACTCCAATAAAAAGCTGGTCACTTGTACCACCAAAACTTTTTGCTCTTACTTCCCAATAATATTTTTTACCAATTTCTAAATTATAATTACCTATAAAACCTCTATTATTAGTTGTAATAGAGTAACTTGTTCCACCTTCTATTGAGGCTACATCATTATTACCTTGTTTATGACCATTAAATCCTGCAAAATTTGAATTAGCTGCCATACTTAACTCCCATCATTGGTTGGTGTATCGATTACTTGGTGATCGGCATTTATATTAGGTGTTGTAGTTGCACTATTATTGTTACCACTACTATCCAATCCTAAATTACTAGCATCTGCATATTTAAACCAAAGACCTTCTGAACCAAAAGTTGAATTTATATAGCTAGAGTCTGTTGGGTCTCGAGGTACCCACACCCCATTTTTTAAATATCCGTAATTAGCTATGCTATCACCAGTAATACTATGTCTAATAATGGTTTCTGCTACTACTAATTGGCATCCAAGACTGTTACCTTCACTGTGGTTATGAGCACCATAAAACAAGCCATAATAGTGAGAGCCATATGCTTGACCTACACCAAATTCTATATTAGCATTTTGTGAATATACTGAACCTATATTAACATCTGCTAAAACACCATTTCTATACACTTTTACCCTATCAGATTGTGTGGATTGTGTAGTATCAAAAATCATACACAAATGCCACCAATTATTTCTGTCTGTAAATTTTTCTAAACCTCTAACAGAGGATGAACCATCAAATCCAATTACATCTTGGTTGGCAGCACCAGAACCATAAGTAAAAGTTAAATTTGCTCCTTGGTTATTAGCAATATTTGACACAAACATTTGAGTAAAAGTAGCACCATCTATTGGTCCTATCTCATCAGTTACTAATAATTTTTTAAGCCATGTGCTAAAAGTCCATCTAGTGCATGAACTTGTATTAGGGTAAACCTGACCACTCCAACCAAAACCACCACCATTTGTTCCAGTTCTTACTGAAGGACTTCTAGGTATTTTACAACCAAAAGGTATTTGATAATCATAAAATGAACTTGCTCCACTTGAACCTGGATTTTGAAAAAATTCACCTTTTACTGGCATTGGTTATATCCCCTACGCAAAAGCAAGTTGCGGTGCTCCGAGCTGAATACTTGAGGCAGCTTTAACAAAATATGGTATGACATCAACTGAATTAGCAGCAGTGGATATAGTCAAACCAGCACCACCAGCAGTTTCATAATCTGTTCCTAAACTTAACGTACGACTTCCAGTACCATCTTGAACAAACACTATAATACCAGATTGTCCTACTGATTCAGTAGAAGGATTAGCTAATGTAACATTACCTGTTGCCGTTAAAACAAAGTTTTGATAAGTGTCAAAATCTAATGTAACACTACCAGTTTGAGAACCAGCAGTTTGTGTTGATCCTCTTTGTGCTTTTGTATATGTATTGTTTACATCTTTAAAAACTGTATCAGCATTATAAGCTTGAACATCACTACCTATTGCTAAACCTAAAGCAGTTCTTGCATCGGATGCTGATGTTGAACCAGTACCACCTTTTGCTACAGTTACTGTTGGTAAACTTGCTACACCAACTGCACCACCTAAACTATCTAATGATACTTCTACAATATTAGTTCCGTCTGCATATGCAAAATATATTTTTTGTTGGTCTGGAGAAAAGCCAGATCCACTTGCAGTTTTAATAGTTAAGTTTGTTGGGTTGGTTACACCTGTTACATCGAAAATATACATTTTTTCTATGCTATCAGGTACAGTTAAAACAGTGGCTCCTGATAGGGTAACAGTAGCCACTTTTACAACCATATTTCTTGCGTTTGATACTGTACCATCAGTCATTGCAAGTGCGACTGTAGCACCATCCCCGACTGTTACTTGTTCAAATCCACCGATTGCTTGTTGTACTAAATTTAAATTGTTATTTGTTTTTGTTCCCCATGTACCAGCGTTTTCACCAGTAGCCATGAGTTCCAGTTTTAAATCTGCTGAGTATGTTGAAGCCATATTTTATCCTTTTATGCTGCTGTTGTTATTCTTGTCCACGTTACAGGAGTACCTGTATCTATTTCTGACCATGCTATTATTATTACACTTCCAACTGAACTCGTCAATACTACTCCAGTGACATTGTCTACTGTACCTCCACCTGTAACTTCTGTTGGACTTCCCACTGCTGATGTTGCAGCAACTCCTGTTACATCGTATCCTGAGACAGGAACTATAGAACCCACAGAGGATGTTGATGAAACTCCTGTAACATTTACTGTACCAGTCATTTCTAAGACAACAGTACCAACTGAACTTGTAAGAGCAACTCCTGTTGCATCTACTAATGTGATAGGTGCAACAATTGCTGTACCTAATCCTGACGTCATAGCTACACCTGTTACTCCTACTGCTGCATCTCCATCAAAAGTAACTGTACCAAGTGAACCTGTCAAAGATAAACCTGTTGGAGTAATTTCAACACCTTGAGTGGTAGTTACACCACCTACAGCAGAAGTAGTAGATACACCAGTAACAGATACTGTAACTGCAATACTTGTTGTTGCTGTTCCTATTGCAGAAGTTGCGGCTACACCTGTGGGTATGACGGAATATACACCACCCCAAACTCTATTACCCCAAGTTCCTCGACCCCAACCTTCTCCTATTTCTGCGTCAATAGTAACAGAACCAATAGCAGTAGCAGAGGAGACTCCAGTAACAGAAAAAGACACATCGTTTTGATCACCCCATGCACCTTCTCCCCAAGATAAAACACCCCAAGAAGTAGCTGCAACAGTATTTGCAGTCCAACCCATGTTGGAATGATTAGTACAATAATAATATAAAGTGGGTGCAGAATCAGCTACCACAATAGTGGTTTTAGCACCTGCATTGCCTGCATTACCTGTAACTGTTACTCCTGTAGTGTACTCTGAACCACCACTATGCGTACCGTTAGCTGTAGTAGAAAACCTTAAAGGATGTCCACTGTTTGAATTATCTGATTGATCAAATACATAAGTTCCACCTTCAGCAAGATATAATGTTACATCTGCTGTAGCAGTAGAACCATCTATTGCATATTTATTACTAGAACCAACATTATGATACGGATGATTAGAGGGATTACCACCAACAACAGTAATAGTTAATGTTCTAGTAGTCACGGGTGTAAACTCCTATTTTTATGCTATTCTTATAATCGCATTTGACGCATCAGCAGTTGGAAACTGTATTGTAAATGTCCCTGAAGTAGCTGTTTTATCTCCACCAAAATCTAATACTGCAACTGCTGGATCACCAGAAGCTGTATCGTTATAAATTAAAGCACCTCTTGCTGTAAGTGATACACCTACAAAAGATAAATCTGCAAAATCTACAACAGCTGTATCTGTACTTAAAGCTGGTGTTACTTGCACTAAAACTTTACCACCACTTGAATAGCCAGATGGTGAAGTTACTTGATTATCTGAAGTAAAAGATGTAGTTGATTTACCTAAAGTTGCACTTGAAGTATACATACTTAATTTAAAACTGTTTCCAGTTGGAGCAGCTGTAAAATTATGAACTGCTTTCAATACATCTGTTTTAAAAACATTACATACTGCACTTGTTGTTATTGCCATTTTTTCTCTCCTTTAAAAGTTAAGGTGAAGGAGATTGCACAGGTAATCTCATTACACCATCATCATAATCAGCACGTCTGCGTTTACCCATTTGAGTAAGCATAAATGCTTGTATCTCTTCATTATACTTGTCTTGATACAGTTTGTACATATCCATAGGACCTTTTAAGTAACTAAAAGATTCAACTAACACACCATACAACAATAAATTTTCTTGATGATTAGATAAAAAAGTTGTTGTTGCCGAATCAAAATGCTCAGGGTCTCTTATGTAATTCATTTGTATTTCATATGCTTGATCGGGTATTGGTGCAAAGACAATATTTTTATCATCCCAATTTGCATAATATTTTGGTTGTCCTGTAGAATCACCAGGATTGTATTCTGCTATAAAAGATGTATCTCTTTTTTCTAAAAAATCTCTTGTGCTGCTACTTATTATTTGAACAGAACGAATACTTATACAATCATCTGGCACATTTAAATATCTTGCTGTTCCTGAAACAGCAGTAACATATTTTCTAATATCATCGTAATCTACTTTACCAGCTATATCTAATTCTATGTTTCTTATAAATTGATCTAATATTGTATCTGATAAAACATTAGAATCTACTTCAGTATAGTTTCTTACTTGTGTTAAAAAAGCTGTATGTGTAATACTCATGAAATCACCACTGTAAAATTTGTTCCAACAGATACTGTTGCTTCAACAGCTGTAAGTTTAGTACCTAATATATTATCACTGCTTGCAGGAGTCATACTTGCTCCACCTGTTATACCAGTATCTTTTGTTTCAGAAAAGAAACCATTACTTATATATAAAAGAAACTCTTTTTGCGTATCAGGGTGCATAGGTCTTGGGTTTACTAAAGCTATTGCATCTGCTTTAACATGTTTTTTTCTTATTTGTGGATGTTTAGCTTCAAACTCAGAACGATGTACTAAAGAGCCATTCCATTCCTTAACCATTTCTGTATATGGAAACTCCATACCTGACCTATCAGATATTGCTTTTGATTTTTTACCTCTCGCATAAGCCATCAATAAACCTTAAATTTTCTAGGTTTAATTACCGCACCTTGACCATTGACTAAGCCACCTTGGTTAAGTAATTGTGTCATACCACTTGGATCTCTTTCTAAAGATTGTTTTTTTCTTATATCTTTTTGAATTTTTAATCTTTTCTTTTGTTCTTTACTTAACTTTGGAGCTTTTAAAAAACCTTTAGGTACTATTGTTTTTTTATTATCAAACTTTGGAGCTTTTAAAAAACCTTTAGGTACTTTATATTGATTTTTTTTTAATAATTTTAATATCTCATCCATTATACACCTTGTGGGTAAAAAGTTTGTGGAGTAATGTATACAGAAGTTCTTTGTCCATCTTCAGTCAAAGCTCTTTGTAATTCATCTTCGTATAATAATTTATTTTGTTGTACAAGTTGCGGGTTTCTTTTCATGGCAAGATAATATGCAAGACCTGCAACCATACAGGGTATAAATCGAAATACCACGTCTGCTTGATTAGTATATGAACCTGCATCTTCGATCCTTTTCAAATAATAATATTTAACATATGTATACGTACTAGCATCAGGTGTTTGGTATAGAGTGATTTGTGGAGTAGTTTGTCTATCCACATAGTATTGACTAGGTTGTCCTTGATTACCTTTATTAGGTAAAGCAGAATATTCACTTCTACTAATTTTAGTTAAAGCTACATCAGTTGTAGAAGATGTAGTTCCTGTAGTGGTACTTATATAAGCTTCTAGTATATCATTCGTATTTGTTGGTGCAGTATATGTTGATGTACCAGCAGTAAGTTGTTGTTCTTTTAACTCTACTTTCCAAAGATGTACACCTCTATTTCCCCATTCAGAAAACAGAATATTTAAACTTCTTCTTGCAGATTTTAAATCATAGCCAGAGTTAGTGCGAACACCACATCTTTCATAAGCTTCTTGAATAATGTCATCTATGTTTAAATCAAAGGTAGTTGTCCCTGATGTAGCCAAAATTACCTCCTAGAATACACCTTTAAACTTTGTTCCACGGATTGCAGCTCTACCACCTCTAGAGGTCATAAAGTCACCAGTACTAGCTTTTTTCAATTTTTTAAAATCTTCACCAGTAATTTTACCAAAAGGTTCTGCTACGTCTATTTTTTTTTGTTTAGGAGTTAAGCCACCCTCATTGAAAGGTAATTTATAAGTTAAACCTACGTTAAAACCTTTTTTCTTTTCTGACCCACCTATGTTTTTATCCTTTTTTGTGTAAAATTCTGCACCAAAACCACCTCTATCTTTATCAAATCTTTTTGTAATATTTAAACTAGCACCTTTTGTTGATGCTTTTTGTTCTTTATAAGATTGTTTTTGTTTTCCTACCTCACCTACAACATCAAGACCTAATATTTTTTTACCAACTTTTAGTTGAGCAGACTCTCTTTTTACACCAGATTCTGTTTCTTCTTTAGCTATCTCTGGTTTAATAATAGTCCCTTTTTTTGGTAATAGTAATCTACTTGTGTATTCATCACTCATAGTAAATCTTTCATGTAATCATCCATAGAGGCCATACCACCTTCAGCTTTACCAAACTTTGCTTTTAAATCAGCTCTTCTTTGTTTTTGCTTATCTGTTGTTTTAAAAAAGTTTAAAGCTTTAAAGTCTCTTTTGCCTCTTTCTGCTTTTGAGGTTGTCTTTTTCTTTTTACCTTTGTTTTTATAGAGTTCTCCGTATTTAGTTCCTACTTCAGCTGGTTTGCCTTTTGGACCAGCATCAGCAATATTCTTTATAGTAGATGAACCTTGTGCTCCTGGAACACCTTTGAGTCCAGCACCAAGTCTAATTTTGTTTTTGTCTTTTATATTTGGATTTGCTTTCATTATTGCAGCAACAGTTGTTCCTCTTGCTTTTGCAATACTACTTAAAGTATCTCCTTTTTTAATTTTATAGCTACCTGTTGTTTTTGGAAATTGTACTTTTGGTTTAGCTCCTGTTCTTGTTCCTACAGGCATAGCTTTTCCTTGTTTTCCTGCTTTAGAAATATTTCCTTCAGTAGACATTCCAGCTGATTTTCTAGCCTTATCAAAACCTGCTTGTCTTTTAGCTGCTTTTTTTTCTTTTACTGA